TCCAAAGTTGTGAATCTGCAGCTAAGTTTTTAGCATCCCAATTAAATGATTTCAATATGTCAAATAATAACTTATCGGAAACATTTTTTGATTTATAACCCAAACCTCTACTTCTTTCTATTGCCTTCGTATGAAAGTATATATTATCAAAGTGATGACCTATCATTGATAAAAATAATAAAACATCTTCATTTTCAGTATTGTTTACAATATGTTGTGGTATATTGTTTATTATATTATCTCTATTTTCTAAATCATAATCAGTAGCTAAATCTATTATATTATTATACCATTGAGTCACAATTGTATCAGTACTAGGTCGTCTGTCATCAACTAAATACGGCCAAGACATTGACGATGATGTATATAAGAACATATCAAATCCATCAAATCCTTGTATAATTTGTTCTTTCTTTATTCTGTTTCTTTCAACATCCTGAATAGACGATATAGATGACGTATATGATGATTGTATTCCAAATGATGCACTAAAATTAGCAGCATCAGTAGATGAACTTAATATTAGATGTTCATACCCTTCAATCAATTGTACTTTATATACAAAATTGTCAACTCTTTCCTTTGCAGAACTAAAATGTACAAAATTAGGCCATTCGTAATTATCAGAACCACTTATGTAATACTCAATGTTTAAACCATCGGTACTTACTAAAGATGAACTCAAATATTGTGAAACTAATCCACTTGATGATGAAACCGATGCACTTAGTATCAATTCATCCAACGATTCGTAGTTAGTAGATTTCCCTTTTGTAAAATCTATGTCTATATCGAAATTTGGGCCCTTTAATGGTGGACATATCAAATTCGATTGTTCCGATAAAACTACCGTCTCAATCAATGGATTTGTTAATAATTTAGTAATCCAAAGAGTTGAATTTTCCGTTATATTTGCAGGAAGTGGTGAATACAATTTTAATATTAAAGACTCAACCTCTTTAGTAACAATTGTATTTCCTAAAGTATCCTCTCCCTTATCAGATAATGTAAAATTATCCTCTTCCCATGATGAAACTATTATTTGTTCATCATTACCAAAGTTTGCAAGATGTGTTAAATATTTACTTTCTTTTTCTGGTTCTGTGAATTTTATATTTTCTGTGAATGCATCAAATAAAGTCTTTTTAAGTATATCCTCATCCAATCTTATACTTGATAATAACAATGATGTTTTTATTTCGTATTCATTTCCAACCAATTCAACTGCACCACTTCTATTATATGGTTTTAAGATAACGGTTATATTATCACTACCAGCCCATGTTGGAAATTTAGTAGTTAAATCTTTTAAATTTATTTTAATTTTACCATTTGCAGGTAATGACTTAAATAATTGAATTCTACTTTTGTCCTTTGCAATTAAATCAATATCAATTGATGAAACTGCAAATGAATTCCACTCTACATCATATTCTAAATTAAAATCCGAAAATGAGGGAACATCTATACTATTAGGAAATATAATTTGAGTAATTGATGGAAAATCATTTACACTATTAAAATTAACAATAATGTCTGTCTTATTTCCTGTACCATATGCATTACTATATGGAACTACTATTAATTTTTTACTACCATATATCCCTGCAAAATCTTTTTTGAATGATAAATCAATGAACCCCTTAGTTGCAGGAACTGTTATTTTACTATTCGTATTTAAATAAAAATCAACAAAATCGGCATTAGATGAATTAAATGGTATATTAACTATTGTATCTAAATCGGAATCTTTTACATTGTAGTCGTATTTTGTACTTGTAATAGATACGATTGGTTGTTCGGATAGTATTGTTTTTTGCATTACAACCGATACTGCAAATCCACCTGTTAATAATTCGGTAGCTGGTATTGATATGAATTTGTCACCAACTGTCCACTTTGAAACATCTTTTGAATTTTTCTCTGCAACTTGTCTGTTTGCATAAAATATTTTTAAAATTTTATAATTAGTCGGAAGTGTTCCTTCTACATAAATTCGTAAAGTTGAATTTGTAAGATTTGATTTTAATGTATTTTTACCATCCGTATTATAATCGGCCAAACTTATGGTATCGGTAGATATAATAGTATCACCAGAAACTATCTCATATTTTAATTTTAATAAATCACCAACTTCATTTTGTAAATTAGATGCAAATACAATCTCATAATTAACTAAATAATCTGCAGTCAATGGCTCGTTTGCCGGTGTGCTACCAGATGGTAGTGGAACAAAACCAATCTCACCACCGGTATTTATACCACCATATCCCAATCCTATATCTTCTGTACTTTCTACCATTTATTGTTTTTTATAAATATTTTATTATCTAATATTTTCTACTCTACCTGAACCACCATCTGTTCTTTCTCTACCATCATTCGGCCCGTCAAATGGATTTCCACCACCAGAGGTTCCACCTCCACCACCACTACCGGTTCCACCACCTGGAGGAGGTGGAGGTGTATATCCACAATTTGAAGAATTTGATGCAATCAATGATTCATATGAACCACCACTTCCATCTGCATATTTTCCATATTGGTCATATCCTTTACATAATGTTGAAAGTAATGTACCTTTTACTGGATATGATATTCCTAAATTAGAATCATCAAATACTGCAACTGAACCTGTTGGTGAATAAACATTTACTTTGGTTTCTGTAAATGTAGAAAAAGATTCTAAATTGTTTTGTATTTGTTTTCTTAATTCTGTAATTGCAAATTCTTTTGGTAATTGTTTTACTTCAACACCTCGTCTTTTCAATACTTTTGAATTGATGTCAATACAATTATTTAAAATCTTTTGAATTTCGGATAACATCATATTATAATCATATACTTCAAAATCATCAAATCTAGTTTCAGATTGTTTCCCGAAAGTAGATTCCCCAATAATATAATATTTGTTAGTTAAATAATATCCAACTGATAATTTAAAATCTTCAAATATCTTTGTTCTAAAAGTATCAAATTTAGTTAGTCCAAAATCTTTTCTTAAAATTGCAAAAAAATCTTTACCAAATTTAGTTTCTAAATATGAATCTATTTTAGTTAAAAATGAATTTTCATATGCATTTAAAGAATCTAATATAGAAGTTTTATAATATAAAAAATCTTTATTTAAACTTTTAAGATTTTTAAATTGTCTATTAGTTATTGAATTGATATTAGAATCTTTAGTTTTTAAAGGTAAGATTCTTATCTCATTTCTAGATGGTGAAACTTCTTGTATCCAAACTTTTGTCAATTCGTTTTCACTACCAACTTTTTGTTTTACAAAGTTTATATTAACTTTAAGAATTCCATTTTTAAATCCTAATGCATTTAATAATTTTTCAATATCAATAGCTAACTCTTTTTGGCCACCTTTATTTGTAATATTATAAAGATATTTTTGAATATCACCTTTTTTAATATATGCAACATTGTTTCCTGATTTATGTGGTAACAAATTATTGTTAATGTCATAAACCGATACTTCCATAACATCATATCTACTATTACCAAAATCTGCTTTTTCTATTTCATTTTTGGATAATATAAATAAGTCTTTATCATCAATAAACTTTCCTTCGTTTGTTGAGTTATTATTGATTGAATCAATATTTGTATATTTTGTAATACTCATAATCTATTTAAATTTAAAAACCTTCATACGATTTAGGATGTGCAATCTTCAATCGAGTTTTAAAATCTTTTGAATCCGAAGTACCATCCGCTCTGGTCACCTTTATATTAAGTACACCATCAAAGAATTCGGTATTTTGTCTTTTAGAAAATATAATTTTTTCAGGAGTTTCTATAAAAGTTATTTCTTCCGTTGAACCTGCAGTTATTTTAAATGATTCTTTTGGAGCTTTAAACCAAGCTTGGTCACTCTTATATTGACCCGCAAAAGTTGTAATGCTTTCAGCTCTGAATTTTGTAGTTAAAGTAACAGTTACAGGTTCTAAATCATTATTTATTAATTTTAAATTTTTACCATATACCCATTCTTTTGCTCTATCTCTTGCATTCTTAATTTTATAAGCCATTACCGGGTCGTTTGCCGAACCTTTTGCTAAGAAGTTTGCAGTTACTATTTTATTGATAATAGTTCCACCTTGACTTTGTGCAGTTTGTTCTAAGTCTTTTTGTTGTCTTACTGCACCTAATTGAGCTTGTAAACCTTCAATGATTGCATTTAGAGAATCGATTTGTTTAATTAATGCCTCAATTTGTGCTTTAAATCCTGTTTTTTGTGATTGTAGAGATGCTCTTAAAATACTTTCATCAACCGATTTTTGCAATGATGTAGAAATTTGACTAGCAAAATCTTCAATCGTTGCGTTTAAAGTTTCAATTTGATTAACTAATAAATCATTAGTTTGTTCAATACTTAATCTATTATTTATTTCAGTTTGAACTTGTGATTCTAATGTAGATATTCTAGAATTAAGAACTACTATATCTCCATTTAATTTTGTAACTACCTTTCTTAAATCTTCGTTTTCTGCAACTTTTTCATTATATACGGGTCTTGGTACTAAATCTAAATTTGTATTTGGTATGTTTGGTAGTAATTCTTTAACTTCAACATCAACCGCTTTTACCAATTCTTCGTTATCGTATTTGTCTTTCGTTAAACCTTTAAAAACCAATGAAGATGCAAGATTATTAGAATCAACAACATTTATCCCATATTCGTTTCTTGAAATAGCAGCAGAACCGGATACACTTAAGATTTTCTCAAGTGATTCTGATTTAATTTGTTGTATTTTTTCGTTTATAGATTCTGCCGATGTCATATTATTCAATTATTTCAAATATCATTTTATCATCTATAATAGTTGATATTCCGTTTTCCTCTATTTTTATTTTTAACTTATAAACTCTATCAGCTGCAATAGAATGTAAATCCATATCAAAATAATTTGATGTAGAATCACAACTTACTTTAGTATATTCACCAAATGGGAATATTATTTCACCAGTAATATAATCTTCTAATTGATAATAAGTAGAAACAGGTAAATATTTGATTTGTTCATATGAAAATGTTGTTCCAAATGATTTTGATGGATATGTTTCTCTACCCTTTAATCTAATTCTAGTATTACTATTTTTAAAATATTTATTTTTTAAATTGGTAATAATAACTTTATAATTATCATCATATAATGAACCAGTCACAGGTGCTAAACTTCCAGTTATGAAAGAACTATCGTCCCAAACTATTTCTAATTTAGGTTCATATATTGTATTTGTTTCTTTTGAAAAGAATTTTAATAAACCATAATCTAATGTATTTGCTTCATTTTCCAAACTATGGTGTATAATAAATCCATTATTTGGTATAGACCCACTAATCCATAACTTAATTATATTAGTTACATCCATTCTAATATCATCGGGTTCATTGTTAAATGATTGTGATGCCATAGATGCAGTATACCAAGTACCACCTTCTGCATTTGCAGAACCAGTAGTTCCGGTTGCAAATACGGCAGTTCCTGCAATTACATTATCCTGCCAACTATCTATACCATTTTTATATTTCCAACTAACACCATCGGATGTTATGTTATCAAATTTGGTACCAGTACCCATTGTCCAACTTTGAGAAACTGCATTTGCATAAATTGTGTATTCCAATGGAATTTCTTCTGCATTAGCAGATTTTAAATTTAAGAAAGCCTTCCATCCACTACCAGTTTCAATTGAGTCAATATCAAATTTAATTAAACTTCTATTCACATCTTTAGATGCTCCATAATAAAGTTTACCTATTTCTAAAATCTCATCCCTACCAGCATTTTGGTCTGGTTGTTGTAAGTAAATACTTGCATCGTATGATGATGTGTAAAATTTATGCATTATAAAGCCCTCCCTTTTATGTCTTTTGTTGGATATTTAACTTCAAATATTGATGGGTCTAAAGATGGATATACAATCTTACCTTTAGTTGCCTCATCTATGTTGTATCTATTTGGTGAATAATTTCCGTCACCACCACATAAGTTTGAAAGCTTTACGGATGGTACACTCATTACTCCATCTACATTTGCAAGTATCAATTCTATTTCCGAAATATTGATTGGTTTATTAAACGTCCAATTATCAATATTAAAGTACTCTTGTAATTCCGTTAAACAATTTGTTACAACTTCTCTTTTATTATAGTTTGAATAACATATTATTTCAAAATCTACTCCAATGTTTATAATAAAACCATCTATGATATTAACACCATCCGTTAACATTCTATATTCGGAAATGTAAGTTTTTAAGTTCTCCTTAACCGCTCTATTTAAGTTTGTTAATTTTTTATTAGAGTCATATCCTAAAATATATAGATTGATTGCAAATGGGTTATTTACTTCTGAAATTGATGTTTTCTTTTGTGTAAGATATTTAACCAATTCTTTTTGAATATTCTCTCTACTACTATCTTTAAGACTATCTACTAAATTTACGAACTCAGCTATGTTTTTAGGATTTGCCAAAATTGATGATGGTGAGTTGTTATCAATTTCACCATCAGCACTTACATACGCTTTAGTTACACTACCATATCTTTCAGGCATGGATAAAGCTCTTACTATATAATCCTCTTTCGTAACTGCTCTATTTTGAGAACCAAAAGTAGCTAATGCATTTTGTCTAATTTCTTCTATTGTTTCTACACCTCTACCACCAGCTGCAGGTTCTAAGTTTTCAACTGCAACAGATTGTTTCATTGAGTTATATAAAACTTCATTTTCAACTGCCAATAAATCTTCATCATATTCTATTCTAGAAATACTAGTTAAGTCACCTGTATTTACATTAGATTCTACACCACCACCAACTAAGTATTTTATAGTCAATGTTTTATTTACAGGTGCAATTCCAAATGTGTTTGTTTTTAAGAAATTGGATGGGTCTATACCTTGATTTAATCTTTGGATAGAATTGGCCAATCCTAATCCTACATTTTTTGGATTTGGTAAAATGATTTCATCATTCATAGTAACATCACCACTTCCAAATTCTAAATCCAATGTATTGTCGGAATTTACCTTAACGGAAAATCTGCGAGGAACTTTTTGTACTTCTAAAATATATGGTACAATTGATGATGATGAATATAATTCACTATTTGATTCTGTATTTGGTTTTTCAACAAAAATACTTTCCTGTGCTAAATAAGGTACTTCGTAATATTTTAAATTATCTTGGTCTGCAACCGATGTTATACCAATTATATTAGTATCACTCAAGGTTGTTGTAGGATAATCCGTTGAATCTCCAAATGTCTTAGTAGTAGTTACTTCCTGTGCAGATATTGCTTTAATTCTTTTTGTTAATAGATAAAAAGTTGGATTGCCGGTTACATCTCTTTCAAATACATCAATTTCTCTATCATTTGTATTTGAAAAATCCAAAGAATCTGTTGTTCTAAATACTATATTTGAATTAGAGGTAGATGCAACTTCCATCCCATCTTTTATTCTCAAACAATAACTTTCGTCTGGAACAACACTTGAACCTGAATTTTTAGACGGAATCAATTGATATACCGTTAATGTTGTTACTGCAGGTGATGATGTTTTTGGTTTATATCCCATTGTTTGTGCCAATGCAACAACATTTTTTCTTTCCGTTGCATTTGCCAACATTGATTCTTTTAATTGAACATCTTGATAGAAAGATAATACATCTCCTATAACAGCAGCTTGTTCCAAAAACACCATACCAGGTGATGCTTCATTGAAATCGGAATATGTGTTCGGGAAATATGTTTTAGTATAATCAATTAGGTTTTGTTTTAAAGTATTAAAATCTTTACCTAAATAATTTATATTTTTTTCACTTCCCCAACTTTTCTTAACAGGTTTAATAGCCATTTATTAATTATTTATACTAACATTTAGTGTTTCGGTTAATGATGGATTTGATTTTAATGAAAATTGTACTTCTAAAGTAATTCTATTTGTATCTATATCGTTATCATCATAATCAAATATTATATTATCTACATTTATATAAGGTAACCAAATATTTACTGCATCTAATATAGAATTTTCAATATCAGTTGCAATAGATTCTTCTACAATTTGTTCAAAGATTAAATTGTGAATATCACAACCAAAGTCAGGTTGCATTTCTCTTTCACCCTTTTTAGTTAGTATTAAATTTACTAAATTATCTTTTGCTTGTGTTAGAGTAGTGTAATTAACGGCAAATATACCATTGGCATTAGATTTCCTACCGAAACCTATTCCCAATGATTTATAATCGTTTTCCGCTAAATCATTTACATTAATTCTACCTAACTCTATTGCCATTTATTAAAATCTTTTAACTAATTCTGAGTAATTTCTCGTCAATGCTTTTATTGTTGCATCTTGTAATCCATCACCGGTTGATTCAAAGTTTGGAACATTTGATGGTACATTTACCTCTCTAAAATCCATTGTTTCCCACTCACTTTCATCAACTCTTAATTCTGGTTTAATCATATCCAATACACTTCCAACCGCTTGAGCTCCCTCTTTTCTTTGTTCTGCAGTAAATGGTTGTGTCATATTCAAAATCTCATTTATCATTGGGTCTTTTGAAAATTCCCTTGCAGGTTTTTGTGTTTGTTGAATTGATTGTTGTTTTTTAATAGGTGCAACTGGAACCTCCGTCATCTCTCTTAAAGATGGTGTTGGTTTATTTTGTGAGTTTAATGTAACTGCACCAGATTTGATAAGCTTAGTTATTTGCTCTTTAACTTGTTGCTTAACTTCGTTTTTAACAACTTCTTTAATTAAAGTTAGTAAAATTTCTGATTTCATAATAATTGTTTATATATGTTTAGTAATAAATATTTGATTTAATAATTTATCCAATAACTTTATATCCAGTCCAATTTAATATTGCAGGTGCAGGTGGAGCTGGTGGGGTATATTGTGCCAATACGGACATATTGCCCGATGTTCCCATCAAATGAAACTTAGCCAAATTGATAAATGGGTCTATGAATATATTCGTTGGAAAAGAGAAAACAAATGTTGGTGGTATAAACCATATATTAGGTATGTTTGGTAATCTATCTAATATAATTTGTTCTGCCAAATCTCTTAACTCTTCCTCAGTTGGTATTTGTTCCTCTATTTGTTTTTTAATTTCTTTTATATTTGGAATTTTTGGAATAGAAACATACAAAGATAAATCTATTTCAGGAATTAATCCCTCTGCGGTATCTTTAACATACTTTACAACCTCTTCCTTAGTGGGTGTTGGTTTTGGAATACTATTCTTTACAAGTTCAATTGCATTTACTATTGGAATAACAAATGGTTGTAATACTATTTCTTCAATCGGTGGTATTATTTGTTTTTTTATTTCTTCAACTGCCTGTTCTATTAACTTCTCTTTAGCTTCCTCTATTAATTTCTTTTTACTTGGTAATTTTGGAAATGGAAACTTTATAGCTTTTTTAATTTGACTACCAATTGCCGGTTTTTTCTTTTTGGCTTCTTTTAACTTTTTAATTATTTCAATTGCACTTTTAACTATTGGGTTATTTTTGATATCTGGTGCAACTACTTCCTTATTTATTATTTTCATTGCAGTTTCATATAGTGGAATCGTTATTGGTGGTAGTGGTGGAATGCCTGGAATAGTAACCGACTGTTTTTTAAGTTCTTCCTCTAATATTTTTAAAGCTTCAACTTCTGCTTTATTTTTAGCTGATGAAATGGCAAGTGATGTTGGATTGGGCCCGATATTTTGAATAGTACCAGGTGCAGGTAATGTAGATGCCCAACCCAAAGGTTTTAGTATTGGATTTGGTATCGGTGCCATTTCACCACCCAACCAATATGCATCAAATGCTGCCGGATAAATCTCCTCTAATATATTAAAATTATCACCATCACTTTCTTGTGCTTTTTTCATTGCATTTTTGATAGCATCGGACATTCCTTTGACATTACCATTCACAACAGGAACTCCGTATATGTTATCACCACCTCTTTTTATACATTGGTCATACTCATTTGCATAGAAATCAGCAAATGCTTCCGTATCGGCAGAAAAACGACCAGAAATCATTGATTCTAAAATATTCTTTTTAAATATTAACCAAGACATATTACTTACTTAAGAAATTATTAGACGATAACATATCCCTTAATTTGGATTTAATTACATCAAACTCAAATCTATTAGAAGGGCCTTGGAATGTAGGGCCTGATGGTGTTGCGTATATTTGTTTATTTATAGCATCTATTAATTCTCCCATTAGTTTTATCAACTCACCACCTAATACCATTTTTTGAACATCTGCACCCGCATCTCCTGCACCAGTATTCTTACCTAAAAATATTTTACCATTTTCGGAATTAAAGAATATTTGATTGGCCCCTTCGGAGTGTATTGTTATATTTTGTTTATTGTGTATATAAACTTCCTTTTCTGCATCTATTGAATAATTACCATCGGTTATTACACCAGTATTTCCTTTTCCAAATATAATAAACTCCGATGCTTTTGCAGAAAGAATTACTCTATCGGAATTTAAAAATAATTGATTGCCTGTTAATTTTTCCGAATTCGGATATTCTTTAAAAGCTACTTTTGTTTTATTTATGTTTTCCTTAAATGGTACTTTAATTTTATTGGATGTAAAATATATAGATGTACCATCACTATTGATATCCTCATCTATTGTTGTTCCTATTTTTGAATTATCAAGTTGTGGATTTTGTTTATTTCTTATAAAAATACCAGGAGATGAGGTTTTACCATCCTCAGTTAAAAAGAATTCACTAAATCTAATTGTATTACCAACTCTACCACTTATGATAGTGTCTCCATTTCTTGGTTTTAAGAATTTAATCTTTTCATTTACTTTATATCGTTTCTCATCCGATTTTTTAGGTGTTCCTGTCTGACCTGTGGAACCAGTTTTTGTTTCTGTATAGTTTTTGTTTTTACCTTCAGAATTTCCAGTAGATACATTTTTCTCTCTACCAATTTCGGAAACTAATAATGACTCTCTAAAATTCGGATATTGTGTTGCAGAATATGGTAGCCAATAATGTGAATTTTGAATGTTTAATATTAATACAGTTTCACCTATTAGTGGATATGTTATATTATTTTTGTCAAATGGAAATGCATAGTCTTCTTTGTTAATAAAACTTTCTCTCCTATACTCTATTGCACCTAAAAATCTAACATCAGTATCCGTAAAATCATTATTATCATTATATACTGGTACTAATTTTTTCTCTAAATCATTTTTTATAGATTTATCCGATTCAGTATAAACTCTGTATACGGTTGCTAAATAAGTTTCACCAATCATTATAATTTAGTTTTAATTTCTTCAATTTCAATTTGAATATCCGTTAATTTCTCTTTATTTTTTTCTTCTACTTGATTTATCGTATCTTCCATATCTGCAAGTAATTGTTCTTTTTCATGTTCACTTAACCAACCATCTTCACCTATACCTTTAGCTTCGGCAGCTGCAAGTCTTTGTGCAATAGTTGCAAGTTTAATTAAATGGTCATCATTTTTAACTGACACCTCAATCAAGTCTTTTATGATGGGTGCAATTACAGTTGCTTCACCAACATTACGAATTAATTTTCTCAACGATTCAATTAAGTCGGAAATGTTTTTCTTTTTGTTTTGTTGGTTTTCGTATATATCTTTAAACAATGATGATAAATTTTTACCATCAAATAGTTGAAATTCGGTTGCCATAATTATATTTTATATACTAATAATTATTTACTTATTAGATTTACTGATAATATAGTTACCCATTACCAAATAATCCATATCACAATTCTTTAATGTCCAAACTGCTTTTTGAGGGTCATTGGTCATTGTGTGGTCTTTTAAGTTAAATGATGTATTCAATAGAATAGGTGTTCCTGTTAGTTTTTCGAACTCTTTTAGTAAATCATAGTAAAGTGGATTACTTTCTCTTTTGAGTGTCTGTATTCTTGCAGAATCGTCAATATGGGTTACTGATGGGATGTTTACTCCACTTTTAACTTTGACAACCTGATTCATATACGGAACATCTTCTTCGGACATAAAATATTTTTGATAATCTTCATGTGTTACGGATGGAGCAAATGGTCTAAACATTTCTCTCTTTTTGACAACCTTATTAATTCTATCTCTTACATCCGGCAAATGTGGATTGGCCAATATAGAACGATTACCCAATGCTCTTGCACCAAATTCAGTTCTACCAATAAACCACCCAACAATATTACCTTCTTCAATTAATTTAGCAATAGTTTTTAAATAACTCTCTCTATTTCTAATAATTTTAATCTTCAATTCACTATCACCTTTAATAGTATTTAATATCTCCGTATCACTAAATTCGGGCCCTAAATATGGAGATTGATTATCACCACCCTTTATTTTTGGATTACCTAATATGATATGATGTTGATATAAACATGCACCAATTGCAGAACCCGAATCTGATGGTGCAAATGGAATCCAAACATTTTTGATATTTGTATGTTTTTTTATTTTACCATTTGCAGTTCCGTTATATGCACATCCACCACCTAATACTAAATTTTCACATTCCCAAATATTTGTAATTCTATTGATAATAAAATATAATGCACTTTCATACCACTTTTGTAATGACGCAGCTAGGTCTTTATGATGTTGTTCAATTGGTTCATCTTTAAATCTTGGTGGAAATCCAATTAAATCAATAAGTTTTTCATTAAACATATCATTATCTGATGTATGCCATGTAAAATAAGACATATCCATCTTTACAATATCAAATTCACCACCAGTAGTAACAACTTTATCAAATATGTTATTATATTTTTCATTATCACCATATGGAGCTAATCCCATCACTTTATACTCACCTTCGTTTGGTTTAAATCCTAAATAGGCAGTAAATGCCGAATAAATCAACCCCAAAGAATGTGGAAATTGTAATGTTTGTATTTTATGAAACCCGTTACTATCACACATTGTGGCATATACTGAATGTCTTTCACCAACTCCGTCAATTGACAAACCTATTGTTGTATCAAATGGTGATGTATAATATGAAAGTGCTAAATGTGATAAATGATGTTGAGTATATGTGATAATTCCATCATAACCAATAGATTTCAATATTTTTTTTAAATTACCTTCGGTTTCATTCCATCTTTTATTAAACTTTCTCCATTTCATTGGATATCTTAAACCACCCCACTTACCTATTGTTTCTTTAACTCTTTCATATTTGTCATTTGGATTTTCATACCAACAAATCATATCAATTTCATCAATTGTTATTTTTGTATATTCCAAACACCATTGTATTGCTTTAAACGGAAAAGAACTATCATGTTTAATTCCTGATAGTTTCTCCTCTTCAATTGCACATATTACTTTACCATCTATAACAATTGTAGCTGCTGAATCGTGGTAAAATCCTGATAAACCTAATTGTATCATACTTAAATTTTTATATCACCATATTTGTCATATTCATTGTATAGCTCCATTTGTCTTTCTTTCATTTTGTTGACAACTTTAGTTATATAATGTGTAGGATGTCCTGTCATTTCTCTAATAAGTAAATATAATGATTTTTTATTAAAGTTTTCTATGAATTCGGCTCTTCTAAATAATTCTAATACTGAATCTGCAATCTGTAAATCTCTTTTCTTTGGAAAATAATTTTCTAAATGTTTATCCCAATATTGTAACATTCTAACATTAAAAGTTTTAAATTCATCGTTTCGCTCCTCTTCTCTAAAGTTATTTTCAGTATCAAATGATTCGGGTAAACCAGACATTATATCCGTATCTTTATATCTTTTGTAGTTTGCATTATTATTTAGAATAAGATAGTTTCTGGCAACAATAGTAAAGTAAGAAAATGCTTTACCTTTACCACTCTTATACATGTGTATTTTTTCAATCATAAATGTAACAACCTCTGCCATCACATCTTTTGGGTCATCATCAAAATAAGTAAATTTCCATTTATTATAAACTATTTCTGCAAGTTTGTCAAATGCAGATGCAATTCTTTCTCTATACAATTTATCTTTAATATATTGGTCATCGGTTAGATTATACTCAATAATAGCATCTTCCGTATCTTTTGTAAAATATTGACGATTCGGCCCTCTTTTCTTTCTAATTGGCATTTTGTTGTGTTTTGAATTTTTCGATGGTTTCTTTTATTTGATAAAATATAGAACCTACCTCATCGTCCTTCTCAAACATTTCACGAGAATCTATTTCTCTTAATGCCTCCAGTAATGCTTCGTTTCTTTCTAATTCCGTTTGTAAAAATATATCATTATCTTCTATAATATCTTCGTATTTTTCTAATTTTTGTAAAAGATTATAAATTGCAAATGATAATGCAATTGTTAATAATGATAATATTGTGATTATAGTGTATAACATAATTAAACGATTTCGTATCCTTGTAAAAAATATTTGTTTGCATTTTTGTATTTGATTTCAACCATTTCACCTTGTGGAGATTTCATTACAATTTTATCATTTCTACCATAATTCACTCTTTTGACAACCTGTGTGTTATAAACTCTATCTTTGATTGTAAATCCGTCTAAATGGTCAATTTCGTGTTGAACTATTACTGTCATCATTGTTTCTTTAGATACTGACTTATTTTGTTCATCACCTTCTGGATTAATTTCAAATGTCAATTCACCCAAATTATCGGTAGCTACTACAACTTTAGAAGCTCTAATTGTTTTAATTGGAGACCTTAGTGTTGATGGTATTGATAAACAACCTTCAAAAAATAAAAATCCTTCTTTTGATTTTTCTTTAATAATTGGATTTACTAAGAATAATTCTTCATCACCAAACTGAATTAAACATGCTCTTTTCTTAATTCCAATTTGTGTTGCAGAAATTCCTAATCCCGGGTGTTTTACTAAAGCTTCACTTAATTGTAATCTTAATTCATCAGATTCTTGTTGTGTTATTTCTGATTTTAATACAGGAGTTTTAAGATACTCCGTAAACTCTTTTGTTGTTAGTCCATTAGAACCTTTGTCAACTATTAATTTCATATTTTATTTTTTTAATCCGTATTTTATCCATTTATACCAAATTCTTTCGTGAATATAGTATTGTATGGGTTTATAAATCAATTCTGCAACTCCAAATGCAGCACCTATTTTAATCGAACCACTTATCAACCACATTAATAAGAATCCAACTAAGGTACTCACAATACGATATGAGATAGTTTTGGCAATATGTCTTTTACGCTCTACTATCATCTTCGGCATCTATATTGTAAACAATTACATCACCATTTGAGTCAATGTATTTTTGTCTAATTGCAGTTCCACTAATTTTTTCTATTTCTTTTGGTGGTTCGTGATAGATTACATCATACCCCACACCTCTACCATAGTTTACACTTTCAATATCTGGAATAATTGATAACATTATTTTATCCCAATTGTTTGTAAAAAATGGTTCTTTTTGTAATTCTTGTAATACTTCTTGTGCTGTTTTTGGATTATTCTCATCCTTTTGTACATCTCTAATTGCAACCCAACAATTTTTTCCCTTTTCTAATTGTTGATTAATTAACCACTCATGTCCTTTGTGCCATGTTTGCCAT